GTACCGTCAATAATAGAAGTGTCATACAATGCAGGATCGTAATAAGTTTTAAATGTTAGTTCTTGTTCTGCGACGCCTGCAACCTTTCCTTGAATTGGATCAATATAATCAATATAAGTTAATAGTTCGTTTTCCTTTGTGTTATAAAGGAACATCTTTTTAATTTTATTAATATCAACTGTAGGTTTGGCAGCTCTATGAGTGGCCCACATTGGCTTTGTTTTATTATTTGTAAAGTCTAAAACACTTCCTGTATAATTTCCAGAAACTTTCTTAGGCAAACCAACATATATATGGTTACCTTTAGCAAGCATATTCTGACCAAAATCACCTACGTCACTGTCAGGTATTTGAATTGTTTGTGCAAATAACAATTCAGTTGCAACTTTTTCATAAACGTATATAACACCCGAATCGTTATTAACTGTTTTAAAATCTGTAAAGCCTTTGTCAAATACTGTGTCAAATGCATCAAAATATGTTCTAGAGTTTGAATCTGCATTTCTTGCGGTTATATGCAATTTTTCTCCGTCAAAATCTACTTTCCAACCAAACATTTCGGCTCGTTCGTTATTAAGGCTGTTAAGTGTTTGTGACAATTCAAATACACCGTCAACCTGTTTGTAAATATATACAATTCCCTGATCTGCTTTATAGTCATCATTTAACGGAGCACTAATTGCAATTAACATGCCGTCAACTGATATTGATATAGACTGGCCAAATGCAGATGTTTTATCTGGTGCTTGTATTTCTTGAGACCTTTCAAAGTGTCCCTTGTTAGATCTGTATACTACTATTTGATTAGGTTTAGAATCATCATATAGTGCATTGACAATTAACACTTCGCCAGTTTGTGCAATATCAAATTGTGTTCCAAATTCGCCAAGCATTTGCTGATCAAGTACTGTGCTGCCGTCAGCAATATCATTGATAACACTTAGCCCTGTAGAATTAGGTATAAATCCAACGTAATCAACTAAGTCAGTGGTTAACGTCCAGTCATTTGTATTAAATGTTCCTGGAGCAATATTAGTCTTTGCTACATATAATGAGCCTTGTGGATCATCTAGATAAACAATATCATCTGTGAAATAAGTAATACCTTCACTAAATGTACCTTTAAACTTTTTATTCTTTGCGTAATCCCAATCAAAGGTCGAATTATTTTCTATTCCCTTTTTAATAAAATATATTCTGCCAGGGGCTGCAGATGTCTTTGATTGCTCGGCATGAATAAATGCTCTATAAAGGTTGTTATTTTTTGTAATTCTTATCGAACTACCTAATTTAAGACCGGCAGCTTTTTCAGGAACAGTGTAACTTGATAATACATCATATCGTCCAGCAGCAGCTCTTGTAAAGATAGTATACAGTCCTTCGTTCTGAGAATCTAATACTGGGGCAGTACCAGTAGTTTCAGCAGTAATCTTATATACTTGCTGCCATTCATTATTTGTTGACGACGGAGTGTTTGCTAGTCGCGGAATACCCGAAACAGTGTCGTTAGTGTATAACCAATATTCGACATCTAATAAGCTAGATCCTGCGGTTAACGGTATAGTTGACTGTGCTTCAAACACTAATAGCTTTCCAATACCTTCAGATGCCAATCCTAAACTAACATATTGTACTTGCCCAATATTTCTATTTACTTGATAAGTTGGGCTTGGATCGCCGGGTATTGCTAAAAATCCAATTTGAGCATTATCTGAAAATACAAAGCCTGCTGACCATGTTCCGGTTACAGTTTTTACAAATACAGTTGCGTTTTCACCTTTACGTTGATAGAATGTAACTACTGCGGTAGCGCCTGTTTGTATGTCTTTAATAGTCTGCCCAACTTTGGGCTCATAGAAATTAAAAGCTGCATCTCTGTCAATAAAGTTAAAGTTTATATAACCGTCCCAAATATCATAAATTATTTGTTCTTTATTTGTGATAAACGTCGATAGTCCTATAGTTGTTATATCTCTGATTATACCAGTACCGTATTGCGCTAACTGATTAACGTAAAGATCGATATTGCTGCCAATAGTAACAGAATCGCTTAACAACTTAGGAGCTCTAACTACATACAGATTGCTTAAGAACGGTGCGTTAGATCCATATGCTCCAGGCAATCCTTGATAACTTAATTTTTCAATGTATGCATTATATGTATTTTGACTACTAATAGTTGCAGTTTTATAGTCTAATGAGTTATAGAAAATCGTAGTAGCATGTGCTACGTCTGTAATAACGTCATAAAATACTAGCCCTCTAGCTTGATCTATATTTTCAGAAAATATAGTAGGAGTGTAGCTGGGAGTATCAATAAACCAATATCCACCTAAATATGCACTTGTATCAACACTTGCATCAGGACCTTGTTTAATATATTCTCCGATAAAATCACCATCATTTCGGAAGATACTATCACTGCTATTAAATGTACCATTAACATCTTTTAAGTAAATTAATACTTCGTTGCCGCTTATATACAGATAGTCAACTGTACCAAATGCTGTAGACGTTCTTAAAAGATCACCTAACACTGGTAAATTTGTTGATGCATTAACATATAAAACAATATCAATTTTCTTTTGTATTGTATGTGTTTGCTCAATAAATGCTGCGTTAATTGCTGCAAAAGATCCGTTAAATGGTGAACGTGATGCAAGTGGTGCTAAATCTTGATTAGAATAAGTTGTTTGATTCCAAGCTAGTTTAATTTGATTGCCTATGCCGCTGCCGTCAAATTGCTCTAATGGAGCTCTAATTAGCATGTGGTCGGTAACAATCCCATCCTGGGCGCCAAAATACTCTCCGGTTACTGGATTAATTGCATAATTGCCTGCAATTAACATCGGTATTGACGCTGTACTGTTATTCTCTATATCTAATACATCAACAATCTGTGTTACGGAACTAAAGCTATTAAACTCAATAGCAGCAAGTTCGCCTTGTATACTAACTAGTGCCTTCCATAACTGTTCTTCATTAGAAACAATTACTCCTTTAGAATAGTTGTTTCCTGCTACAAATCCGCCAGCAATATATTTTGTTTTTACATTTGATGCATTAGGCGACCCAACGATTATATATGCACCGTCTGGACTAATTGCAACTGCTGCACCAAAATGTTGTGCATCTGCTGGAACATTTATTTTTGTAAATTTAGCACTTTCAAAACCTAGTTCAACGCTGCTATTATGAGGTGTAATACATTCATAGAATACTCCATTAAATATTATAGTTTGAGTTGTATACGCTACAGAAGGCGCCCAACTACTGTATGTGTCAGCAATGCCTGACACTACTTCAATAACTTGAGTTTGTACAAAGTTTAACGAATCAGTTGGTCGAGTATAAACGTAAACTGTTCCATTCCCGTGAGTAGGGGCGCCAACAAGTAATGTTGTGTTTCTATCATCAATTGCCATTGATGTACCAAACGATTCATCTGTTGAACTTGACGGTTTTGTTAATCTTAATTTTTCTGTAAACAAGTTATCGTTTTTAAGAACTGCCCACTGATTGGCTCCGGCGACATTGTCTATCCAAACGTAATCATTTGGTATAAGATCTTGCTGTAAGATTGTGTTTGCAGAAGTTATTGTACTAGCTCTTACTTTTAAGAACGTTGTTATAGAACCTACACAATTTAAAATTTCTAATTGATCTACTGTTGTATCTACAGTAATAATGTTTTTATCTACAGCAGATACAACAAAGAATCCTTCTAAGTCAAACTTCTCAGAAGCCGACGCTGTTGAATCATCTACATAGTTACTGAAACTATGTAATCCAATAACATCACCAACTACAATGTCATTAACATTAGTTGTAAGTGTTAGAGAAAAAGATGTAGTTCCTTCAGATACTGCTTCAACTATATAATCAGTGTCAATATGCTTATATACGTTCCAATCAAGATTGTCGTTTCCAACCCAAATATAGTCAGTTCTTTTAATATCTGCAAAATTAAAATCAGCAATATTAGTATAACTTGTTGCAATACCACGAACGTCTTCAGGATTAACGTAGCCTGCATTTTTTACATAACTTGTGGTTACATATTTTTCTGGAAACGGTTTATGATTGTAGTTAGGAGTTTTCTGATAAACTTCGTAAGGAAGTATTCTGTAAACTAAGTCAGTTTCTTCGCCAGTTGTACTTGTTACCAGATCAATCGGCTGCGGAGTTAATCTAAATTTACTTTCATCAAGTAATAATTCATATTCTTCAAAACCATCACTTGCACCATACTGGCCGTCACGGATTGCCCATTCTTCGTAGAACTCTAAACTGTCTTTGTCAGCACTACTTAATACATCAAACAGTTTTGTTAATGCATTTTTAGTACCTTTGTCTTGTATCATCCCTTGATAGAATTTATACTGACTTACATCATCATTAATAATATTTTCAAGGTATTGACGTTTTTGGTACCCAATTAAGTGTTGTGCCATACGCTGTTGTTCAGTATCAAAGTTATCTGAATCTAAGTCGTAAAAATCTGCAAACTGATTAGTTTTATATTCAAAGTTTGCATACAACCCTGCTTCTGGTTTTGCAGCTAAACGATTCCAATTATTAGCGTCAAACGATGCTGTGCCAGTTAGTTTAGTAGATGCACTGTAATAGAATTCTTTATATTTTACGATGCTGCCGATAGCAAAGTCTGTCCAGGCTGTCCAATTAGTTACTTTAGCCTCATCATAAATGAAGCCGGGAACATTTAAACTACCGTCCCATTCTTGAGTAACATATCCAAGAACTTTAATTCTTTCCTGTCTGTAACCCGGTTGTGTATCATAAATGATATCACCAAACACAGTCTTATTATCAATCAATAACACATGCTCTTTTTGTACAAGAGGAAGTTTAACAGCAAACACACCGTCGGCAGTATTTCTTGGGCGAATAATAAACTCGTTGGGCGAACGACCTAATGTTGAAAATTCCTGTACTAATTTTGTACCGTCTGATTGTAGTAAACTATATCCATAAAAACTATCAAAGATATTATCTACCATTGAATATTCTGATACAAATTTTAATTGTGTAGATGCAGGGCTTAATGTAATAACACTACCTTCGCCCCAGTTCTGTGTTGTCCAGAATAAGAATTCATTTACACTGTGTCGCCAGTTTAATACAACCTTTGCATCGCCTTCGTAGTAATCAAATACAAATCCTTGGTCCATTAAGTACTCGCCGTAACCTAATAGGAAGTCAACTACGTCTTGTACTGTAACAAATAGCTGTCCGTAATTTGCTTCGAGTACAATATTTTTATTAAACTTTCTTCTTACTATTGCATTTCTACCGCCAATTAACGGTAATGCAGGAAGTTTAGTAAGATTAGTTGTATCAAATTCTGTAGTACTTGTAAAATTAGATTTTACTCTGTAATAAGATCCTTGATATTCAATGTTCTGTCCTGCAACATAAAGTTTACCACTATCCCATATTAAATAGCTTTCACTTATGCCGCCAATATTGATGCTAGGATCTGATTGCGTAATCACAGTTGCGTAATGTTTAAAAGACGCAAACTCAGTGTCATATCCTTTAATAACATACCCGTCGCTTCTACGTTCAATAATAACACCGCTATATGAAACAGTTTTAATAGGAGTACTTGTGTTTAAGAATATTTTATAGTTTTCATCTGGAACAAATACATTGCCCTTATTTAACGGAGTGCGACTATCTAATATTAATCTAAACTTGTCCTTATCAGTAAATCCTGCTAGTTTGTATCCTAACTGATTTTTAATAGTTCTAATATTTGATTTGTAAGCAGTGTACGAAGTTGTTACATCAGCTGCCATATAATTTGCAACATAGTTTACAACACCACTCGTATAAACTTGAACTGTGTCTTCATATGTATTCGGAAATACAATATCAGATAATTTTATTCTAGTATTAGTTGTTTTATATACTAAGTTGCCAGTGCTATTTCTTACTTGATTAATTCTATCAAATCCAGTAGCGAATAACATCTGCGGTTTATTAATTGCAAATGCTGTAATAACACTGAACGGATATTGACTGCTCGATCTCCAAGCACTTTCAATAGGAGCACCGTCACCGAATACAAAACTTTCATCTAACAGTTGGTTATCAAAATAATTAATATAACCCGACGCTATCGGAGATACTAAATTACCTTCACTGTCAACCGGAAGGTGATTAGTTAACCCTGGACGTTTGTAGTTGTTTAATATTTTATATTTTACACCTGGTTCTCTTACAATGCCTGCTTCAATGTCTTGCCATAGTAGTAGGTTTTCTTTAGTATATGGAGCAGGACCGTATTGTGTTTCCCACCATTTAGGCATAACACTAAAGCCAATCATTTCCCAAGGATGGGTATGAGGGCGATCAGTATCGTATGCTTGTTGATAAATCTGTCTCCAGAAGCCTGGCATATTATTACTTAATGAACTAGTGCTTCCTCTATAATTAAATGTAAACGAATTAGTTCTATCAAAGAAATTATGCAATGTATAGTCTTGATCAATCAATTTTGTCCATTGCAAAAAGTCTGCTAACATAACTCTATCAATTTGACTTTTAGTAACTTGTGTATTTCTAGTTTCGCTACCAATTAAATTATGTATATTAAAGAAATTAGTATCATATGCTACTTTGATATTATTATAAATTCTTTTTTCAAGTTCTAGTAATAGATCATCTCTGTAATCATCAAACGCTGCAACTTTACTACCGTCGTGTCCTTGAATAATATATATTGGAGTTTGGTATGTATCGTCTAAGTATTTTGTAGGCTCGTATGCAGGATAAAGCCCTAGCTTACTTGGGGTAGGAGGAACGTAACTACCGTTAGTAGTTTCATATTCATATATGTCAACTACATCATCTGGTTGCTTATCTGCTGTAATTAATACATAACCTTCAGTGTTAAACGTATAATCTCTACCGTGTGTTAGTTGCACTTCGTTCAAGTATACTTGTACTGCTACTCTTGACGGAGCACTTAAAGAAAATCCAGTTGACAATGGGTAAAATAGTTCATCTGCATCAATTACTACAGTTGTTAGGTTTCTTGTAGCTCCTGTTGGAACCATATCACTAAAGTAAAAGGGTTGAGAAGATGTGTTATCTTTATTAATTGCTTTTAATATAGTGTCTACATGTGACTTAACAGTACCTTGGTATTCTAATTCTTCTGCTAGTTGTAGAAATAATCTTTTAAAAGTAGAATAACGAGTCATTGCAAACTTTAAACTTTTTATAACATTTGCATCGTTATCTAACATATGGTACATTGCAAGATTCATTGGAGAACTGTGCTGTACAAATCTGCGACCTAGTTCTGTTACGTTACCAATATCTCGTAAATTACTTGTCCCTGGATATGTTCCTATAAATTCATCACTTTGTTCTACTATTGTAGCAACGTGGTCGTTTACTTCGCCAAGTGTAAATTCTGTAATATTTTCATTTCCGGGATTTCTTTCTAACGAAGCCGGAATTTCATAATAACCGTTTGTATTTTTTGTAGCTGCACTACGTGTCTTAATAAGAACTACATCATTTAAAGTTAATGAATTTATAAATGTTACTACTGCGTTATTATTAACAGTATTAGTGATAGTATAATCTGTACCTTCAAATTGTAATTTATTGTTTAAATATACTCTTGTCCAAAGATCAGTTAATAGTCCACTATTATCATACATGTCAATAATAAATCCGACACTAGTATTGTCAAATACATATTGTCTAATTACTAGTTGTTCGCTAAGTGCGTTAACTTTTTTCCAAGACGATAATGTAGAATATGAAGATAAGGAATTATATTTTCTTAAAAATCCAATATCTGTTTTTTTAGAAAATTCGTCATTAGCAGAGGTATATGTAAAATAATCACTCAGTAAATTAAAGTCAAAAACAATATCCCCAACATTACTAATACTTCTATAGGTTAACGGAAACCCTAATTCTGTATCCGCAGTGCCTGTTCCTAATCGATAGCTAAACAGTTTAGTTCCTTCAAATGTCGATGATGAATATACTGTTGTATCTGCATAAGAATTGCCATCTGCATCAAATATATCAAATAATGGCGACTGATTAGCTTGAGTCTTATCTTGAGTAAGTTCCCATTGCATACCAGTATAATACAACATCTTACCTTTATATGTTGTACCATTTAATACTAGTACTACTTCATTAGTTAGTGGAACTGAATCAGTTTCTGGAACTAGTGTAATCTGCCTATTAGTTGCAGCACCACTTGCAAAGTTAATAAATTGAACTTTAAAAATTCTACCAGCTACTAATACATCAGTATCTGCTGTAAACATAATACGCATGCCTTCAGCAACATCAATACCGTCAATGTTATAACCTTCAGCTCCTTCAATAGTCGAGAATGCATCAGTTGTAAAATCGTCAACTAAGTCAACATCCTGTTTAGCAACAGTACCAAAGTTGTTTAGTTTTAGATCTGATTCAAATTCAATAATAGGACGTTTTGCACGTTGTAACTGATCAACTTCAATTATTTGTCCGTTAGCCGTTGCTGCTGCTTCTATAACACTTTTATGGAACCAACGATTATAACGACTCCACAAGTTGCCGTCAATACTTGCACGATTAATTACGATGTAATCTTTATCTTCTGGGTAGCCGATAGCAACACTATAAGGCAGTCTATCAAATCCTTGTGCATCAAATTCTACATCAATGTCAGCAGTAAATGATGTAGGGACATTTAAACTTGTCTCCGCAATAAGTTTAATTTGATTACCTACGCCTTCAACATAGTATGTGCCGTTAGCATAAGTTGCAGGCTCTACTTCGCCTGTGAACTCAATCTTCATTCCATTTGATAATTCTACACTGTTACCGCTTTTATAGAACCGCTTGCCTAAAACTTCTTTTTCAACATCAATAAAAGTTGCTTCACTAATATCTTTAACAATAATAGTGCCACTTGCATTTAAATCATTTGCTGATACATAGTACAATACTTCCGGAGTATCAGTGCCAAGTTGTAGTGTACTAATGCCCTTTTCTAATCCCTGTACATCAACACCTTCGAGTACTAAAATACTTGAACTGTCTAAATCGAAGCCTTCTTCAAGTGTTTTCTTTGTCTTAATTGTAAATGGTAAGTTTGGTGTGTCAATATCAAACTTATATGTCATACCTCTATAAAGAGTAATTGTAGGATTTTGTGTTAGTCCGTCGGGGCTAAAAACATACGCATTATTGTCATCATTGTCAGCAGTACGAACAGTATATGTACTTTCAACATCAACAGTATTACCAGCAACTCCAATTGTCTGCGGACCTAAAGGTAACCAGTAGTATTCGCGAAAGTTACTAAACTTATCCCAATCAATACTAGGGTTCCAAGCATACTGTTCTTGCTGATTAATTACACTGTGGTTATCATTGGATTTATTAAAATTGTTTAATTGATTTATAAAGTCGTTGTAGTCTTTATAAAATGTAACATTATCTAAATTGTCTTTAATAACAGCCGCCGGTTCAAGTTGATAGTTAAATCTATCATCTGATACATCGCCGATATAATTGTCACTTGCAGTAAATGCTCTAGCAGTTTCTCTGCCTATGTATCCATTAAGTTTTTCAACAACACCTGGTTGTATTAACTGATCCAGCGTACTATTTAAAAACTTTTTGTTTGGCGTTGTTCTAAAAAATCTTGGAAGGAAAGACTCACTGCTGCGTTTGTTAGTGCCGTCTGCTGGCAACGCTGGTTCGATTTGATCGTTATCGTAAGACATTATTAATTAGCCCCTCCGGTTGTAGATAATCCACTGCTTGTTAAGCCTGTATTTGTTGTTGTTGCATTTGTAACAATTGAGCCACTTGAGCGTAATCTTGTAGCAGTTACATTATCAATTAATTCGACATCAGCAACTGTTGCACTGCTAATAAAAATTTCATCTGATTCAGATTTAATTTCAAATAAACTACCAAATGTGCTAGATACTTGATTTGGTACTATTACAAATGTAACTACATTTGGCGTTAATTGTTGCATAACATATGTGCTTAGTTCTGTAAAGTAGAATGTTTCACCAAACTCCCAGTTCTCAAGTGCAAAGAATTCGTTGATTGCTGCAATTACTCGAGTTTTAACTTCATTGTCATTAATTACAATATCAGGATTTTTTACAATTTTAAATTTTGCTTGTAGGTCCGAGTCAGCTGTTTGTCCAAATAGCATCTTATATTTAACAGGATGATAAATCACTTCGTCGCTAATTGACTTGATATTATTAAGCAATTGGCCGTAATTTAGATATAACTGATCACTGCTCGGGGCACGCGGTTTAGTACTTACAGTGCCGTCAATGTAAAGTCTAAAATTATCATCATACGACTTTGTTAGCAGATATACATCTACAATATTACTTACACTAGGATCAATTCTTGTATTAGAATCAGCAGCATGTACATAATGAAATTTAATTTTGTCGCGGCCGACTCTAGCTCGATAGCTCTGTGAAGTAGTAAGATTGCCTGTTGTCTTGTTTAACACTTGAAATAAGTCTTGTGCTATAAAATAAAATATCTGTCCGTTATCATATAACGAAGTACTAGCTAATTCGTCTTTAGTTGCAACTACTTGTATACTGCCTGTGCCATCTGTAAATGTGTATTTTCCTAAACTAGTCGGAACAGCAGTCGGAATATAATTATATTCTTCAACTCCGTCAATTGTAGTTGTTTTTAATTGGAAAACATATTTTCTTAATGTATTAGTCGGCTCATTAACAATTTGATCAAACAGTTCAGGATTATCAACTACACCGTCATCGTCTTCATCAAAGAAGCTAACTTGAATTTTACTGCTGTCTACATATCCTTCAGCATCTCTATATTCTTCAACAATTTCCCAATCAAAGTCAACAGTAAACGGTGTTACTGCATCTGGTTGTGTGTTTATGTTTAATACTGAAATTTTATCTTTAATAATTTTACCCGTTCTATTGTTGTAAATTTTATCAGAACTATCAAAGAAGAATCTTATTTCTTCTGCACTTTCAAATACGTATCTACTACCTCTGTAGGTAATTGTATATGTTTCACCGTTGGTTTCAAACAACAATAACCAGCTTGCATCTAATTGTTGATTAGTTGTATCTCCAGTTTTACCGATACTAAAAGGACTGTCAACATTTAAATTGTTAGTTGTAATTAATCTCCATTCGCCTATATTAACATCAAATCTTAAACCAAAGCTGTTATATGCAAATACTTGATCAATCAACTGTAGTGAAACTGCCGGTTGTAACTCAGTTGCAATGCGTGGTATTATTTGTACAATTTTAGATCCTTGAGGAATTGTATCATTGAGCATTACAGGACCTGTGCCGTCAGTATTTGTCACAGTACCGTTACCTACAACACTAATAATTTTTGTCCACTTATACGCAACTGCACCTGCTTCAGTAGATGTAGTTATAAGAGCGTTATCGTTATTGCTTTGGAAATATTTTCCTGTAGGTGGTATAAATTTAACAAGTGTGCCCGGCTTTAATAATTTTAGTGTACTTGCTGTGAATGTTCCCAACTGTGAACGAATTCCCGAAGCACTAGTAAAATAACCAGTATTTTGATTAGTATCAACTGTTTGACTATTCCAAGTTACCCCTAAATCGCCTACAAGTGTTTTAGGAAAACTGTTATAGTAATAATTTCTTACTTTTTTATCAGCAAGTATAGGTTCTATAATATTTGCAATTGCACCTTCAATATCAGTTTTAGTTATAAAGCTAAATTTTGATTTAGGTGTTAAAAACTCTTTTGTTATAATACCATCGATGCCAAACAAGTTAGTTTTAGAGTATTTTCCAGTTGCATCAACTAGGTCTAAATAACGACTAATTCCACTTGCAGTTCTGTTAACACTTTTTACTTTAATAATTTCTTGACTAATACTTAACGGAGCAATTTGATAATCTTCAGCAGTTATCATTCTGTTCTGCGTATAGTACGTTGCAGGTGCGTTGCGTTTAATGCTTGCACTTGATTCGCTCGAACTTGCATTATCAACAGTATACTTTAATTGAAATACCATTGAAATTTGTTCTGTTTTACCAGTTTTACTGATATAAGGAACTTTAATACTAACACCACGCATATCTGCAGGCTCAATTACAATACGTTGATTTTTACTTGTTCTGTAGTAAACTCTAAAATTACCTTGTGGTAAATTACCAAATGTACCGTCGGAGAATATTAAACTGATTCTATCATTTGCTCTTGTAAGTACACTGTAGATGTTTCTAATACTTTTGCTTAAACTGTTATAGATTACATTGTTGCCTTCAACTGCATCAACCTTTGACCATAGTTCTTCTTCAAGACCAAAGTTGTCAACTTTATACAACCATACATCAGAGTTATTAATGTTAGTTGCATCAATAGCAACAACTTGATTAGTACTTGGACTGTCAACTGTAAATGTACCTTGGTCCATTGCACCTTGTCTAAAGTGACAGAAGTAACCAGTATTAGAACTTGCAGGACCTTTGCCATCATTTCTGTAAAGGAATGCAAAGTTGTTTCCTGGAAACGGTGCTTCTTCTTTAATTTCACCATTGTCTACGTCAGTTGATACAATTTCAAATCTACTAGTTGATCCGCTGATTGTTTTATTAAATCCGTACACAGGCAATTCAGTACTAGCACTACTTAATCTATACTGCTCTGTAGGTACACCTGCAACTGTATCTTTTTTTGCAGGGCGTCCTATATTAGCATTAACAGGCAGTGCTGCATTTAAAATTTTAGTAAATTGTTCTTGCCAATTAGGGTTACTTGGATCGTTCCAGATAACTGTTTGGTTTGCTAAGTTTATGTTATTTGAATCTCTAACAACTTCAGTTGTACTAAGTGACTCAATTTTAAGCAACCCGTTAGCTGCTTGGTTACGCTTAGGGTTGTAAGAAAGCAAACGAGCAAGACGGAGAACTGATTCTCTACGTTCTGCAAGTTCTAAAAAGTTTTCACGTGCGTTTAAATCAGTACGGAAAGCAATGTTTTGACCTAAGAAAGCAATTAGATCAATAAGTGCAAGGTACTCTGAACTTTCAATATAATCGTTAAAATCTTCTGGATAATTTTGACGAATGTAATTGATCATTGTTCGACGTAAATTGTCGAAGTCGTATGATTTGAAGTCGGCGTTTCTATAACTCTGATAGATACGTTTCCAATCTTCTGCTACTAATAAACGGTTTTGTCTGTCTGTACTTGACATGGATTTGCTTTCCTCTTAACTTATAGTGTATTTATTGATTTGAATAAACCACGTATATAATTAGTTGGCTAAAAATCCGTTATTTTGATCAAATGTTAATTGCATATTTTCTACAATATTGTAGGGTAAAAATATCAATGTTGCTTCTATTTGTAAGCCACTTTCGTACTGATCAACTACTATGTTAGTAACACTTACTCTAGGATCGTAGTTAATAATAGTAGTTACATTTTCAGCAATAATCTGTTTGATATTTTCAGTTAATGGTTCATATAGAATGTCCCAAATAATTGTACCAAAATTAGGATTGCTTAAAAGTTCGCCTTGACGAATGTGAAAGTGATTAATAATATCTTGTTTTACAATTTGTAAATCATACAGTTGAAATCCAACATTGTCTGGATTAACTGTAGAAAATCCCCTATAGGTTTTTTCGCCTATACCGTAGTCTGGACGAGTGTTACCTTTTACAGTAATTTGTTTATAAAGATTTTTCTCTAGTGTGCTCATACTGTATTTACCTTATGGAAGAAGGTCGTATTCTGTTGGCGGACCCGTTCTTGACGCACTAGTAAGAGTTGCTGCTCCGGCTCTTGCTTGCCTTAAAATAGCATCATCATAAGGCGGTACAGTAACTGCTCCTGCTCTTGCTGCTGCTTCGCCTGCTGTGCCCTCGGAACTTGCACCCGATGCATTTCTCGAAGGTGTGCTTGTAACAGTTGTATTGCTTATTGCTGCTCGTTCTGCTGATGTTAATCCTGATGCTGCAACTTCAACTGTACCTGGAGCACATTTTTCATATGTGTCACCTAACGGTACTGTAGCACCATCTTTTACTGCAACTGGGGTTCCGGATTCAGCACTTCCTGATCCGCTCGGCACAGTTGTTGGTCCGGCAGCACCGCCAGCAACCCCAGCAGCCGGACCGTTCATGTGTATAACGCCCGCAGTTTCATAATGACCTGTACTGACAATATTACTAGTTCCTGCACAACTTAACCTACCGTCGGCACCTACTAACACATCCCAGTTTGCACCAGTTTGTGTTGACATTTGATTTACTGCAATTATATTAACATCTGCTCCAGCTTTAAAATTAATATTTTTTGCAGCAGTAAAGTTTATATCATTGTCTGATTTGAAACTAATATTGTTTTTTGAATAAACTTCTATTGCTCCGCCGGCTGTCATTTCAATCCAACTTTGACCACTTCCGTGTGCAATATACACCAAGTCTTCTGTATTGTGGAAAAGTATCTGATGTCCTGTACGTGTTCTAATTCTTACTAATTCGTTCATAGGCAATGTTGGATCACCACCTTGATCTAATGTTGCATATTCACTGAGAGTTGTTGCAGCCGGGCCTTTTCTATACAAACTAGGATCGCCATCATCCATTACAAAAGTTGAACCAGTTAGTCTTGATGCTGGAATTTCTGTTTGTGCATTTTCAGCACCTACTTTTACTTTAGGCTTTCCTGGTCTACGATCTAGAGGACCCGGAGTGCTCATTCCAAATACCATACTAGGTACTTCTCGTCTAGCACTTGAACTAGTGGTCCCTCTTATCGGATCACCGAGTAAGCCGGCTTTGGTAAGTTGTGCTATTGCATCTGTGTTAACAGGTTTTAAAAACTGTGTAGGGTCGTTGCCAACGCCTGGTTCATTTCTTTTGTTGTATTCTCCAACAGGAGCAATTGCAGTTTGATTTTCTTTGTTGTATTTGGTGCTGGCATTTCCAGGTACCATAAAGTTCATAAACTTTTCTTGTACACAACCGATCCAAAATCCACGACTTTTATTTCCTTCTGCAAATATAACCAGTACTTGTGTCCCAACGTCCGGTGGAACTGCCCACATTCCGTAACTTTTTTGCGTGTGATCAAATCCGTCGTTATCACTTGTTCCTTCATATGGAGTGATTCCGTAAAACGGACTTAGATAACTTACTATTGCCATTTCGCCAGTTACGTCAGTAGTGTTTCCTTCAGTTGATGATTTTAACAATTCAACTTCTAGTGAACCCATGTACTCGGTGTCTAGGTGATTGCGTACCACAGCCAAAAAGGGACCAGGTCCTTCAAATATATTATCACCTGGGGTTCTTGATTCTGTTGCCATTGTTTATTCCTTAGAACGGTCCTGATTGTTGTTGTACCGAAATATTAGCTGCTTGTTTTGCTCTCAACGCTCTTAACGGTGCATCATCATACGTACTTCCAGCAGCTGGATTTGGTTTACTTGCTGCTCTTGCTTGCCTTAAAATTGCATCGTCATACGGTGGATTAGATGCTCCGTTTACATTTGCTCTTGCAGCAGCTTCGCCTGCTGTGCCCTCTGAACTTGCACCAACAACTGGATTAGAAGGAGTCTTTGTTATCTGTCCTCCGGCGTTATCTGTATTAACCAGTGCGTTGGTAGCTGGTGCAAGATTATCGTCATCTTGCCTTGGCCTACGTATAGTTTGTAAAGTTTGTGTAAATTGTCCGTTACTAAATTTATTAGCACAAAATATTACTTTATATAATCCACTAAATTCTCCTACAGGAGCAGTTCCGCCACCTGGAAAATCCATATAACCATTTGGGCCGTAGTCTAACGGAGTTCTAAAATTAAGTGCAATATCTACTTCGCCGTTCTCATAATTCATTGTGCCGTCTGCTGTAATGTTTAGTACTCCTGGAACTTGCAATGCATTATAGTTGCCCATTCCGCTATCACAAATATAATACGGGTCGCCTAGTATTTCTAAATCAACCATAACTAAATCAACACTGCTATTAACTAATGCATCATTAAACATTCTAGCAACTTGCGATTCAGGATGGGCACCATCTAATGTAGTTTTATTTTTTTGAGTAACTACTCTATCTTTTACATTGCCAAGATTCCCTGCCGACGTATTTCCTTTAGAAGTACTAGGTGTTGCTTTCGCTCCGCTTGATGTAGTTTCATTTTTAACAGCATTTTTGCTGTCTGCATTTAGTTGACCTAAATCGCCACTAATACTTGTAAAAAATGCTGTGTTAAATTTAATATCAAAATTAATAATATCTTTATTTTTTCCTGTATAGATATAATTGTATTCTTTAGCTACTTGGGTTTTTAATTGAGGAATGCCAGGACTTTTTGCACTAGCAGACTGAAATACACTTATATGTACAAGATACGGCACAACTCTATAAACAAATATTCTTGACGGAGATCCAGTTTGTGAAACTACTTCGGGACTAGAGTCACTATTATAAACTTGCGTTTGAACTCTAAACCAAGGAACCATTCCATATTTGTCTGGCGTCTTAGATGCAATTGCTCTACCGTAATCACTAGCAATAATAACTTCTTCAATTATAGTTTGTATTTTTTGCCCTGCTGAGAATGTTCCAGTTCGCACATCGCCTGATATCTGTATTTTACACCTATCTACTTTGCCCTTGGTTGTTTCACTTTCTGAATTAGTAGGTGTTGCAAGTGGTCGTTTACTACTGTCAAAATTAGATTTAGTAATCTTAGCTTTGCCAATGTCGTTCATGTTTTCTGTTTTTTCAGCATACTCGCGAATATTTTCTCCGATACTAGATCGTTTAATTGTTATTCCGGCAGCGTTTTTTATTTCATTTTTATAATCAACTGGAACTTTTCCATTTGTGTCGCCCGTTTGCGATATATAAAATTTTCTTATTTCTTCGTCAGTAAATTCTCGAGTAGTTGCAGTATCGTCTGCTGTCTGTTCCGGTTGCCCCATCATAAACTGTTGTGATTCTTCATTTGAAGACGAAGTGTTTGGAAACATTATAATATATTGATCAGCTTTTTTTGTTTTGCCGGCTTTTTCTCCTGCAAGCTGTCTATCGTTTATAATACGAGTTAAACTATTAGCTCCTGTTTGTAACATTTCAGCAACAGATGCTCCTGAGAAGGTTGTGTCAGTATGTGTTGTTTGTGTTTCGTCAGTTAATGCAGTTTCTTGATAAGGAATTGCAGTTACGGAATATACACTGCCTGATTCTGTTACATCAAATTCAATGTTTACCAGCTTTAACGGAAACATTCTACGTAAGTTACTTGCGTGAATATATTGTCCAGCGTCATTGTAGCCTTTAAATTCTACAGTAAGAAGATATGGAGCATCAATATAAGTAGGATAACCTGCTCGCATTGCTGATACTTGCAATGCTTGTAAAAATAACCCCATACTGTAAGGTTCGGTTACTTTAAAACTAATACTTGTTGCATTTGTAGATCGAGTACCGTCATTGCCGGCAACAATAGTTGCAATTTCAACATCATCTATAAAGTATTCAACTTTTCCTTCTGCTTCGTATAAAGTTGCACTTCCTGGAGTCGGGCCGCCACCGCTTCTAAGTATTACAATACTCGGATCTCTACGACGGTAGGTAACGTCTGGAAATGATAGTTCTTGTACTGTTAAACACCCCAACGTAAAGACATAATTGAAGCTAGCAAATTGTTCTAACGGATTAGGAAGTACACTGCCGCTCATTCCAGTCGGCGATCCAAATCCGCCACCGAACGATGCTCCTAAAAATCCGCCTAGGCCGCCTTTAATTCTATCCATTATGCCGCCGCCTAAACCACTAGCAATGTTACCAACTAAACTTTGTCCTATTCCTAGGCCAGTCAATCCATTTAAACTATTTGCAAGATTAACTGTTGCACCTGTTAATTCTTGTACAGATCCCGATACAGAATCTAAAACACCGTCAACTGAAATATTGCCGCTTTGTGCAAACTTCTTAGCTGCCGAAGTTAATTGCGGAGTAGCTGCATCAATAGTATCAGAAAAACTTTTTCCTGCTGCTTTTAATCTTGAAGATAAATTCTGCGGAACTACTGCCATATTATATTCCTAATACTTTTGATAATGCAGCTCCTTTGGGTACATAAATTTGTATTCCTGCTATTAAATCAAATACAGGATCTTTAAGTATTTCCATGTTACGTTGAGCAAACACCCACCATAAATCTTTATCGCCATATAAGTCAAATGCCAACAAATCAGGGCGATGAGTGTACTGAGGTTGTATTGTAACTAATACATCATCTGATTCTGCAGGTATAGGTCGTATTTTTAAAATGTCAAGATATTGACCTTCTTGTGTAGGTGTATTAAACCAAGGACTAGTTCCAATATAATTTGCCATTAAATAAATCCTTGTCCATTGCCCTTAGCATATCCGCCACTAACAAACTTGTCTAGGCTAAATTGTTGTACGGCTCGTCTACTATATGTTGGCATTAGTATCACTGCTACGTTGCACCTAGTTGGGGCCCAAGTATCTAGTGCTTTAATATAAATGTAATCCACATCTGGCGGCAATTCGCAAGTAAATTGTTGAACTACAACTGGAACATTTTTAAAAACATAATCGCCGTAGCCGTTAAGTTGTACTACCGGTGGCGGACTACCTTGATTGCTTGAATTACCGTAGGACATTTTAGTAACACTTCTTAAGTAGTGTATCATTGCTACCCAATATACTCCTTCTGATTCACTTTCAATAATAAAATCTCCACTGATCTGAATGTTATCAGGTTGACTGCTTTGATAAACAGGAAACGGATAGTTACTGTGCGTAGGTTTAACTTGGCTGTAATTAGCACTATGCGACATAACGATACTAGGCGTATACGGAAAAATCATTCCGCTTGTTTCTGCTAATGCTGCCGAAAGTGTTGGTTCTAAACCCATACCCGGTGGTAAAGAAAGTCGAACACGCCAGTCATCGTTATCAGCTCCTTGCCAGCTAACTTCTGAAAATCCAACAGCTCCCGGCATACCAAACTTAGGAAGGCCACCGCCACGAAGTAAACTCATAAAGTTTTTAGCACTAAATACATCCTCAGCAATACCTTTTACTGCGTCACCTGCTTGTCCAATTAATCCTTGACCAAAACTAGCAGCACTGCCTAATAGATTGTTTACTGCTGCTGATGCTTGTGGAGACACAGAATTGCGAGCCTGTGATGCTGCTGACGAAAGTGCTGCTGATGCCTGCTGTTTTAGGCCGCCGAAATTAATTGCCATTATTTGTTGTCTCCTATATGTTATTTAGTTGACAAAATTAAGTATGTATATTATAATGTATTATAACCCACGGAGATTGCATGAGAAAAGTTAACTATTTAAATAACAAAGATATACTTAAAGAAATACACAAATCAAAGAGTACATT